CACCGCGTCTGTGAATCTTTCCTACTTCTCCATCAGAATTTTTAACCCAGTCACCCTCAGCAAATACTTTGCCAAGCATGTAAGACTTCTGTTGTGATTGTTGTAAGATGTCTTTCAGTGATTTCATTTAATATCTAACCCCTCTCTAACTTCTGTCATTAATTTCATTTTATCACCATCATTTAAAGTGGATGGAATTCCTTGTAGAAACACAGCAACGTTTCCATTCATTGCTGCTTCTCTCATTTTACTAGCTGACATACCAGTGGCACCGTCAGCATCAGGATCACGTTCACCAGCAGATTTAGTTTCAAGAGATCTGAATGTATATTCAGTTTCATTGTAACGCTGAATCAAAGTATCCATTTCTCGCACACGATCACTACCAACGACAAGAACCACATCAGCATATTCACCTTGCAAGCTCTGAAGAACTTTGATGATAGTTTTTAGATCAGTGTCAAGCATAATATGATCCTTATGTTTTGGAAACATTTTTTTCATGTATCCAACTTTCTGCTCAGCAGATAAAGGATTCTTTTTCTTGTCTTTGGTGTGACTGGTGTAGATTTTATAGTCATTGGTGCCAGCAATCCTCGCCACAGCATTGATCAATTTTTCGTGACCAATGGTAGGAGGATTAAAGCGACCGAAAGTGATGACTACTTTCTTAAACATTTTTATTTGTATTTAGTTTCCTTTGACCCAGTTCTTTTGTAGCGTAAAGTTTGCCTGACTAAATTCCAGACGATCTACAAGTTTAGTAGCGTTGCCATCTTTAATAGCAACAAATCCTTCAGGTGCAGTAACACGGAATCCGTTTTCAGTGCGAAGGAAAGTGCGAGTGCTATCAGCAGACTCCAGTTTCTTCACGAAAAGATTCTTGGCATTCTGCAGAATAAGATACAGAGTGATCGTTGCCTTGAGTCCAGCGATGTTGGAGTCCACGAACTCAATACCCTCGTAGAGTTTCTTCAGTTTAGCAGCTTTAGTTTTCTCCTGCTTCACTTTGTTAACTTCCTTCATCATGGTGTCATGATAGTTTTGTTTGAAGTCATTGATGAAACGATTAACATTACTAATACGTTTGCCCTCACGTACATAAGTATTGAAGTAAGTTTTGAGACGAGTGCCAACACTGATATTATCGTTAGAATTAATTTGAGTAGAAATCTCATCCAAGAAAGAGGATGCACTACGAAGTGCTGGAGTAGCAGTGCGCCTCATAGTGTTAAGATTACGACGCTCAGTTGCATTAAGAATCATATTACTACCCATAGTATCTACCTCAGCACTGATTACAAATACATCGTTAGTTTCGTTGAATTGATTAATATCAACTCCAAAAGTAGCATGAGCCGTTGCAATGCTGCTACCAATATAACGAGTATGAAATACTACGCCAATCTTTGCTCGCTTTGCTTTTGCATATGCTGGAGTTCCTTTTGGAATAGCATAGGTGATGGTGTTAGGAGTGAAGGTCAAATAATCTACGCCATCAATCTTCTCTTCTTTAGCATCATCTGTAAACAAAAGATCACCCTGGATGATTCCACGAATACCAAGCTTCGGAAAATGCTCCAATGCTACTTTAAGTTTTTCCACAAGACCAGAAGAATTGCCATGATTTGCTTCAATCAAAGCATCATTGTAATTGATTTTTGGTTCGGTTTTATTGAAAACTGATTTAGTGCCAACAAAGAATTGTTTGACTTCAGGATCAGTACCACAAATAACAGCAGGAGCACCATCCCATTTTGTAGTGATCTTGAAGTTACTATTTTGAGTGCCGCTAAAAGTTTTGGTAAGTGCATCTAAAAATGCAAACGCATCTTTAGCACCCTCTTGTCCATCGAACAGGATGCTGTCTTCTAAGTGTTCGAGGTGAGTGTTCTTGCTCATGCTTGTCTCATCTGATAATTTCCGTTACTGTCTTTAGATACGATGAACTTGGCGGTTCGACTCGCTCGTGGTTGAACCACCACTCTAGCACCTGTTATGCCATATTGGGTTCTATCGCCTTTGTTAATTAACATCAAGACAGGTTCATAATCACCCGTCATTGGAGTGGGATTCATTATAAGATGCGCCGACATATGTAATTGATATTTACTTCCAACTTTTCTAATTGAAGGATTTCCTTGTAAAACACCAGTGCAATTTGAAACTCCATATTGGGAGTTACCAAAATTTTTACCATAAACAGATTCCATTTTCAAAGCATTATCTTGTATATCCATCATTGCAGTAAATCCTTTTCCACTCGGTTGCTTAAAATCATACTGCATTCCAGTTCCACAAAAATACGAAAGATAATTTGCAAATGCTCTAATCTCTGGAAACTTGTCTAAGGTTTCGTCAGCACCTTCTGTGTCATTTGCATAATGACTAACGCCACCCCATTGCTGAAAGTGATTGGCACGAAATCCTTGCTTGTGAGAAAACCAAGCAACGTCAATTAATTTTCTATTTTCAAGAGCAACAAAAGCAAGATCAGCTTTAACTTTTCCTTCTACTTTATTAACACCAACAATATTTGAAAACGTTTTTGTTCCTATTTGTAGATCTATCATAGGAACTTCAAGTTTATCTAAATCTCCATTAAAAGCATTAATAAAATCTGCTTCTCCCTGTTCTGTTGATGATGGTCTATTTAAAGAATAAGTTGGATCTACATTGTCAACATAATATTGTAATTTCCCCCAAAATAATCCTGGTCCTCCACGAGATGCTTTGCCGCCAAATCCAATATCCATTCCCAATCCATTATCTTTTAAAATTTTTCCACTATTGATAGTGCTAGAAATAGATTTTGATGTTGTCGTGTAAAAATTTACACGAAAAGGTGCTCGGGCAATTCCATTAGAATTTTGTCTAATTGCTCTTTCAACTGATTGTAAGATACCATTTTTCCCAGAATAAAAATTTTCAAATGACGCAAATCTTTTTGGTTCAAATTCTATAAATTCTTTACTTTGTTTCCATCTGCCATTTTCTTGTGTTGGTATACTAATGCCAACCATTTTAAAATATACTTCCACACCATTGTCTTCAGATAATCTATTATTATCTAAAAGAATAAATGGTTTATCATTTTTTATTCTGTTATATATTACTTCAAAACATTGATAATATCTTTTGGTAATTTCTGCCCAAGTTAATCCTTTTCCGCCTGCCATATAAAAAACCTCCCCTAATTTATTTAGGGAAGGGAACAATCAAAGGTCGTTAGCAACTCGGTTTTCACTTCGCTCAATACTAAATGCACCTTCAGGATAACGCGCACTCAGTTTTTCAAAATTCATTTGAAGGACTTGTTCAAGTGAAATATTTAAACCCACACATGCTTGAGCAACATACCACATAATATCACCCAATTCACGCTTCAGATGAAACAAGTTTTCTTGATTTACTGGTTTACCTTGGAAGACAATCTTCTTCACAATCTCAGTAAACTCTCCAGCTTCAGCAGACATTCCTACAGCAGCAGTAAGCAATCTCTCGGTAGGAAAATTTTCTCTCTGAAGTTCTGCAAGACGAGAAGAAAAGTCAGGAAAATTTTTACTGGGTAAAGAAGTAGTGGTGTTTACAAACTCAACATACTTATTAAGATCAACTGTCATAAGATAAAACTGGTAAATTTATTTTTGGTGTCTTTATTTTGTTGTGCTGCCATCTCTTCAAAGTCATACTCTTCTTCTTTATCCGAAGATAAGTCAACAGCGTTGTCTACATTATAGAGCTTCATTCGTGCTCTGTCAACCCCAACCAAGAATCGTTTATACATGGTAGGATCGTTATATCTGTTCTTCAATTGTTTGACCATAATCTTACCATCCTTCTCCAAATCTTCTGTCGCAATAAGAGCAAACATAAAGTCAGCAGTAGCAGGTAAACCAAAGGATTCCGAAGTATCAGTAAGATCCACGTCGCTATTGCCAAAACCACTACGGGTTGTTTGCGTCGCTGAGACAAGAGGGACATTGTGTTCGACAGCAAGACCACGTAGTTCTTCAGCAATCGCTTTAACATACGTGTAAGAATTGACAATAGCGCCTTTATACCTGGCACTGGCACAGATGTTAAGGTAGTCGATAAAGATGATGTCAGGTTTAAAAGTTTTCTTAAGTTGGAGCTCATTGAGAAGAGATTTGAAATGACCGACGTGTGCTGATGCTGTTGGATATTCTTTGATGATTAGGCGACCCTGAGTTTTTCTTTTGAGTTCGTTGATACGACTTTGAAAGATTGTCTCAGGCAAATCAACAATATCTTTAATATTTACGTTAAAAATATTTGCATCAATACGTTCTGCAATCTTCTCTTCTGCCATCTCTAATGTAATATAAAGAACATTGTTGCCCATCGATAAGCAATGAGCAGCAAGGTCACACATGAAGAGTGACTTACCTACACCAGTGCCAGCAAGAGCTACGTTCAATGTCTTATTGGGTAACCCACCTTTTGTAATCTTATTGAAGTATTCCAGATGGAAAGGAATTTTATCCTCTTCACGATGATAGAATTCATATCTTTCTTCACTGTTTTCAATATAATCGTGACCTACATGTTCGTCAAAAGATACTGCTAAGGCATCTTGGAGAATGCTTGGAATCGCATCAGTTGATACTTTCTGATTGCCGCCATCTGCGATTTTGATAGACTCCAAGAGTGCGAGATAGATGGCTCTGTCTTTACACCATTTTTCTGTGGTGTCGAGCAACCATTGGTATTCGACCGCCGAATCGTCAAGTTCAGCAATCGCTTTAATTGCGTTTTGATATACTTCCTCATTTAAATCTTTCCTCGTTTCTAAATTGATTGTTAAAACTTCTTTAGTAGGAAGCAACTCATAGTTGCTCGCAAAGTTCCACACTTCTTCATAGATTACTTTCTCGTGGATTTCGTTGAAGTAATCTGGTTTGACAAAAGGAACAACCTTCCTGTAGAACTGTTCGTTACATAGGAGGTTGCGTAAGATTGTTGTTTCAATTCTCTCCATCCACTACTCCATATGAAAATTCTTTAGTGGCACATTCATCAAGTGCCTGCATTACTTCGGGCGTGAAATACTTCTCAGGATTGGCAAGAATAACAGAAGGATAAACGGAAGATTCCCCAACAACAATCCGATTACCCTTGCGCTGGAATACTCCGTATTTCTCACCCAACTCCAATAGTCCATAATACTTATCCAATCCCCTTGCGTCATAGTAGAGCCTTGTTTCGATGTCTGAATTTTCTTTCGTGAAGCGTGATTTCTGTGCCTTCACTTTGATAATGTTACCTACAACTTCAGTGCCATCTTTCTCTTTCTTTTTTGACAAGAAAAGAATCGTTGATGCAGCATACTTCAAACCAGTGCCACCACCCATTTCTTTCGTTGGCACATATGCACCCACTACTTCATATGTATGGTTGGTAACGATAAGAGGAATACTAGCTTGCCCCAGTTTCAGTGACAGGATTCTAAAGATCGATTTGATGACTTGAGCACGAGTCATGTCACGAGTTTCTTTACCATCAGTGGCATCTTGAACCTCCTTAGAGGTTGAGAGCATTCCAAGAGAGTCCAACACAAACAAGAGCGGCGGTCTATCTTCTTTCTTTAGTTTCATATACTCATCAACAACCTTGATAGATTGTGTGCGAAACTCCTGCACAGTAGTAACGGGCACAAGACCTACACGCTTTACATCAATACCACGAGAAACCATCATGTCTTTAGACACAGCAGATTCTGTTTCAAAATAAATTACTTGAGCATTTGGCGTATTGCTAAGGAAGTGCTTGACGATTGAAAGAGCAAAGAAAG